GTTGAAGTTTTACTAGGTGGCACACCTCGCCAGTGTGTTGCTGAAGATAGCATAGGTTCGGGTATGCGAAAGATGATTTCTAGTGGTAACGTACTGGATAAGTCTCTAGCTAAATCGAACAAACAAGCTAGGTCGTCGGAAACAACGACCGAACCCTTTGAAATGCGGGGGGCCGATTTGTCCAAATCTTGTGGTGTTGTACGTAAGGTTACGTATAACCACAAACCAAACCTAAATGTTGGAAACAAATATTTTAGTGTAGTACGTTATGGAGGTATAGCGCATATTGAGAATAAGGTAAATGGAAAAATTACGTTCTTTGAACAATCAAGAACGTTTTATTTTCAGGGGTACTTGTGTTTTGTGGAGAACGATACGATTATGTGCATAAGTAAAGAAAAGAATGTGTTCAAAGACATTAATGATGTTTTTGAGCAAATACTGGGTCCGGAAATTATGCCATCGTTCAGACAATCAAAACCGTGTAAATTGTATTCCTTTATAAGACCAACCTTATTAAGAATTTTGTCCAACAAATTCATGCATGCGCTTAACGGAAACATTGATAGTGAACCAACCACCTATATTAGGGACGAGATAGATACGTTCTTTGACAGCCTAGAGAATGTTAGTATGTATGATAAAACACCAAATGGTAGATATAGATGCAAAGTCTGTGACCATTGTATGGAGAAGAAGGCTTTACGATCACATCGTTGTAAATTTTCCAGTTTCTCAGGTGGCAAACAACCCAGCAGTGCCAACAGCACCACCAGCTCCAGAAGTTCTGGATCCAGTTCCGGAGTATCACACTCTGGGAAATATGGTTCCAGAAAGAGTGCAAACTCCACTAAATCAAGTGTTAGAAATGGAGCCGCTAGTGCTGCAGCAGGACCAAGTGTCAGTTGTTGCCCCGAAAGAAAGCTGGATTTTAAAGTACATGAAGTTAATGTTGATCCTAAAGGTGTTGCTCGTAGTGTTAGTGATAGTAGTAATACTAGTACTAATACTAGTGTTTTACAAAACAATCAGTTTGGGGTATTACCAGATCTTGCAAACGACGAAGGATGTGGAAAAGGAATTGAAGCAAATTCTGATTCTGAAGAAAAGTCTACAAGAAATGGTCATAAGAATGACGGACATACCTCAACTACTAGCAAGAGTGAAAAATCTAGGGTTAGTGTCGGAAAAGTTAGCAAGGTGGATGGAAAGTTACAAGTTCGAGAAGAACCTGAAGCTGGACCTGTTCGAGGTGCCAGCGGTGTTCGGGATGTCAAAGTGAGTAAACTTAAAAGCCCGAATGATGTATTAGTTGTACCAGCCCATGTGGATGATATCGAGAGAAAAGCTGCTTGGTACAACCGTTTAGTTTTTGATAAAAGTAGTAGTAAGTTTAATTTTGATTCAGTTATTAACCATGATTTGGGTAGATTACCAAAACACAAATCTGGTGCTAACAAACTGAATGTTGAAATGGTCAATGATGTTGTTATAGAACAAAATTTGTATAATTATGTACGTTTGAATAAGTATGTGTCCTATCCTGATAGGCAATTAAAGTTGGAACATGTTAACAAATTAGCACAAAAGTATTATCAATTGACTGAATTAGACTTGACTAAGTTAGAACCGAAGCACGTTAATTGTTTATTGGCAACTGTACAGAAAGTTTGTGATGAAAAAGATTCACAATTTTTGTTACAGGAGGTTGATCCGGATCATGATAGGAGAAAGCGTTTAACTACACCTTTTCTGAAGGCCTGGGTCAAGAGTCTACCAAACAATTTGAGCATACGTGTAGGTCGATCAATCGATGCTGTGAGAGCGGATTACATTGCACTCAAGCACAAAACGAACAATTTCAATTTGCCAATGATCAAGTTGGTAGAGCCAGAAGCGAGGGAACAATCTTGCAAGACTCTGAAGCAATCGGAGAAGTCAAAACTAAAATCTTTGACGTTAATCGAAGCTGTGCTAGGCAAATTGGAACTAAGGAAAACCACCTTAGTATTTTAGGTCAAGTCGTAGATATCTGTCATCGTGGTGACATCTTGGAAAAGAGTGCTCTCTGGAAGTTCTCTAATGTTGATGACAGAAAATCCGACTTGAAATGCTCAAATAAATATCATCCTTTAGTTTTTAATATACCCTTAATAGATAGAAAACCAATTTTTATATGTCGAAGTTGTAACCATAATGAAGTCGTTGGCTTACATAATAGATATTTGAAAAACACACCTGAATTTCTAGGTTTTGATGATGAAATAATTCAAAGAATTATTGATGAAGTTGCTGATAAGTTACGACCACATTTAGCTGACCATTTACCCACTTTACAGGAGTTTATGGCTACTAAACAAGGTAGGTTGGGTAAACGTTATGATGTGGCTGTCAAGAAAGTTCTTTTTAAAGGTTTCAAATTACCTAGAGATTCTAATGTTAGTGCATTTGTCAAATTAGAGAAAATGAATGAAGATAAACCACCCAGAATGATCATGGGTAGAAATCCTAAATTTAATTTAATTTATGCTAGATATACTACTTGGCTCGAGCATGCTCTTGCCAAGTTAGATGTCTGCATGAAAGGAAAAAATTTAGAAGATAGAGGTAAAGGTTTCGGCAGAATTGCCGGAAGATGGTTCATGGAAAATGATTTCTCTAAATTTGAAAGTACCCAACGTGAAGAATTGTTGGATGAAGTTGAATTAGGTCTGTGGCGGAGGTTACTCCCTGAGAACGAGTTTAAAATCGTTGCAGAACTATATGACGCTAAGAATCTTAAGGAAGGTTCTTGTACACATGGTGTGAATTTCAAATTTTTATTTTGTAGAGGTAGTGGTGATATGGATACTGGTCTATTCAATACATTAGTTAATATAGTTGTTATTAGATATTTCGAAATAATCAATAATACTGGTAATTATGATTTTATTTGTGACGGAGATGATGCTGTTATTTCTGTCCCCGTAGGTAAAACTGATTATCTTAATACATTTGATTGTTTTGGATTGGATTCTAAGCTTATCCTTAAACATGATTATCATGATGTGGAATTTTGTTCTTCAAAGTTTATTCGTGTTAATCATTCTGGTGAATTTATGCAGGTTCAGAACCTGCCGAAACTTTTGAATAACATAGGTTGCGTCGTTAATTCTGAGTTTGAACATTGTTTGGGAGATTATTTTTATAGTTTGGGATTTATGTATTCTAAATTATATGCTGGTTTACCAATATATTCAGAACTGTCAGAATTTTTAATGAAGATTACATCTAACGCTAAACCTTATGTTCGTGTTGAACTCCTTAAGAAATTGGATCCCACAAGAGTTGAGATATTCAAACAGAAAACTACTAAATTAAGTATTGACAGTAGACTAGTTATGTCAGAATATTATATTTCCTTTAATTACTCACCCCTAGAAATAGAACGAATTTTAGAATACTTGAATAATAGTAAAGTATATCTACCTAAAAACTTAGATAAAAAGTATAAAAAGTTTAGTGCAAAAACTATTCGTTGCACTACCGCAGACTATGAAGCTTGTGAAAACATATTGATTAGTGGTGTTCTTTCCAGAACG